CCATGGAAGAGATTGAAAACATGGGCATTGATGAGATGAACGCATTAGCAGGTGGGGAAGACCCAAAAGCGAAAGCCTCTTAACTTTTATGGGTGAGTTCTGTGCAGCCACAGGATATACACCACAGGAGTTCTGGGAAATGTCTCATGAAGAAATTGAATATATAAGTAGGGGGTTGAGGAAGAAGAATGGCTAACACAATTGTTGTTGACATAGTTGCGGATACCCGCAAACTTGTTAAAGGCGTTGGCGAAACCAACCAGAAACTTTCTACTCTTAATGGGACAGCATCCAAAATATCAAATGGATTTGGATTAGTTACTAAGGCCTTAGCAGGTCTGGCAGCAGCCAAATTTGTATGGACATGGGTAACTGACTTTGAGAAGGAGCAATTAGCCTTTGCTTCATTAGCCAAACTCTTTGGAGATGATGCAGATAAAGTAATTGAGAAGGTAAATCTAATCTCAGAGAAGTTTGTGGTTGATGATGGAGATGTAGCCCAAACCCTTGTAACCCTGGGTAACTCAACCCTAATTAGATACAGAGGCATTCTTGATGAGATTGCAGAACTAACATTTTTAGCCAATAACCTGGACCCAACAAAGGACATTTCTTCCCTAACAAGTGCCTGGGTTAAAGCCTTAAGGTCAGGACAGGCATTAGGTGGGGATGAGATATCCAAGTTTGGCCTTGGTTCAACTCTCACACAATCAGAATTAGAAAACTTTAAGAAACTAAAGACCATCACTGAACAGGTCAAATTCCTCTATGGAGCAGCACAAGATGATATTAATGAAAGGCTCCAGTTCTCTACTGCACAGAAATTACAAAAGCAGTTTGAAGACCTTAAGGATGTAATAGCAGAACTACTTATTCCAGTACTTAATTTAGTTGTTCCCATCCTTGAGAAATTAGTCAACCTCATCACATATGAAGACGAAGATGGACAGACGAAGTTACATGAAGAAGTAAAGTTATTGGCAGGTGCCTTAGCAACTGTTTGGACTGTAGGAAAACTTGCAGGATTGGTAGCAGCACTTGAAGCCTCAGATAAGGCATTAGGCAAGATTTCCAAGGAACTTAAATCATTCCCAGGATTATTGAAGGGATTAACCTTCCCAGAAATACTTACTGCATTTGGATTATTGATTGAATCTATCTGGAGTAAGTTAGGTAAATTTGCAAAAGGTTTGGTTATTTATTTCCTTGTTGAGATTGGTGAATGGGCAGCAAGAGAGATTGTGAAGAAGTTTCCAAAGGATTGGCAAGAAGTTGGAAATGCAATTATTGATGGTGTAGTAGCACCATTCAAAGACCCAGTTACATGGTTTATAAACACAATTAAGACATGGTGGAAGGGCATTAAAGAAGCATTCCTCAATTGGGGTAAGTTCTATTTTGGTATTGCTTCTCCATCCAAGGTTGCAAAAGATTTAGGTGCAGACATTGTGGCGGGACTTGCAGCAGCATTCTCCATAACAAATCTAATAACTGTAATAAAGACTTTCTTTACAAACATATTAGCCAGATTCAAGACAGAGGTAGCCCAGACAAATTGGGGGCAGGTAGGAAGAGACATTATTAGTGCCCTTGTAACAGGCATGAAAGCAGTGGCCTCAAGCCCTATTAGTTTTATTACAAAGTTAGCCAAAGACATGATTTCTACATTCAAGGCCTTCTTCAAGATTAGTTCTCCATCCAAGGTATTTATGGGATATGGAGAGAATCTCATGCAAGGTTTGGCATTGGGTATAAGAGGAAGTTCTGGATTAGCAGCAGGGGCTTTATCAGGTTTGAGCCTAACCCCATCTTTTGGCAATTCAAGAGGCAGTCAAATAACAGTAAACATTAACGCTGGTATTGGTACTGACCCATATGAAGTAGGCAGATATGTCAAGGCTGCATTGGATAAGTACGCAGGTGTTAATGGCAGATGAAGATTGAAACAGAATTTGATTTAGAACTTAGAACCAGAATTGATGGATTTTTCATCATTGGAGATACAGTCATTGGGGAAGATGGAGCACCTATTGCTTCAGATGAGCAACTTGAGAATGACAGTGAATACGAATGGTCAGACATAAAAGAAGGTGTTCTTTCTGTCTCAGTTAGAAGGGGCGTAGACAGTTACACAGGTGCCTTGCCCTTACCTATTCCTTCTGTAGGTGTGATGAGTATTAAGACCACCAACAAATTATTTGACCCTAACTTCAATCCTTACATGGAACCTAAATCTAAGGTCAGATTACGCAGGGGAGATGAAATTATCTTCCAAGGAAGAATCAATAATCTATTTGTTGATTACAGAAGTGATAAAGACAAGCCATTAATTTCCTTTGATGTTATGGACCCAATTGCAGACTTACAACAAACCACAACAGAGTTGGCATCAATATTTGCTCATGGCAATCAAATATGGACAGAGAGAATTGAAACTCTGTTCACCAATGCTGAGAAGCAGAATCTAACTAAGTGGCCCAGAACTGTTTCAGGTGGTGGCAAGACTAAGCATGGTTATTGGAATGAGACAAAAACCCTATGGGAAGCATTGGTTTTGGCATCTGATACAGAAGGAGCCTTTATCTATTATGACAAGGACAACAACCTAAATTGTTATGCATCTGGGGCTATACCTACAGGTACCTTGTTGATGAGTTTTGATAATGATGATGACACCAAGTTTGGCTATAAGAACATAGGAATTGACTACAGCGTTCAATCCACTATAAATGAGGTAGCAGTACAGAATACCTATGGGGTCTTTAAATCAGAGTGGAATGAAGATGCGGATGCAGGTATTGGAGCCTTTGAAACTGTAGAGGCAATTGTTACTGACCCACTCCCAATCAAGCGTAAGAAGGCCTTTATCAATAGGTATGGAACTCACGCATTAAACATAAATACTAATTTCAATCTCTCAGAGGGCACAGATATCTACACATCATGGGCTACAGAAATATTAGAGAAATGGTACAAGCCACAAGTTATTGTTAAAGAGATTGAATGGGATGCCAAGAAAGACATTACAAAAGCGGCATCTGCAGAAATATTAGACAGAGTAAACATAAGACATGTCACAGATAATTTTACCTACAATGAACAACTAACCATTATTGGTGTGCAACACACTTTAAGTGCAGATGACAATTCATGGCGGGTAAAATTTATATTGTTTCCAAGGAGTAGATTTATATGACAATTAGATATATTAATTTTGCTGATGGCGAAGTCCTTACAGCAGAACAACTCCTTGACCTACAGGACAATGGGGTTATCCAAGTTGATACCTTTGCAGAGTTAACAGGAATATCAGATTCAGTTAATGCTGTTTATGTAGAGGCAGATTCTGCTTTCTATATTAAAAAGTCAGATGGGTCATGGGGTTCTGTAGGTGGTCTTGCTGTAGTACAAGCAGCAGCACCAACTGCACCACAGGTAGGACAGATTTGGTTTGATACAGATGCAATTCTTCCTAATCCAACTAAGCATTTTTATGAGGGAAGCGAGACAGTCACAAACACTGCTGCCTTCCAAGCCTTATCCAACTTAAATGGACAAGAAATAACCCTTACAGAACCTGCTTGGGTCCATGTTTCCTATGGCGTAACAGAGCCTATTGGAGACAACACAGCAGGTATTTCCTATGGTGTTCAACTATCAGGAGCGACAGTAAGGGCAGTAGGAGCAGCAGATTCATGTGTCTCTTATGTAGCAGGTAGAAACTCTGTATCAAATGATTTCTATGCCATTTTCAATGCGGGTACTACAACAGTAACCCCAGTAGCAAGAAAGATTGGTAGTGGAACAGTTTCTGTAACCAATCCATATATGAATATTGCAGCAATTAGGTGGTCTTAATAAATGCATAAAGTCTGGGATGGAACTGAGTGGTCAAGTGCTAAAGCCTTAAAGGTTTGGAATGGCACACAATGGAAAGCAGGTTTGAAGTTCAAAGTAAGAACTTCTACCTCTTGGCTACCTGGTTCTGTCTCAGATAGAGATGACTCACAGATAATTAAATGGTCTGTAGAAGCACCTACACCTCCACCACCTCCACCACCAGTAACACATCCAGTGCCTAACTTAGATTTAAAGACACTACTTGAAGTAGATGCTTTACTGTCACCATTTGCCTTTGATTACACAGTTACAGATTATGAAGTCACCTCAGATAATGCAAAGGATGACAAGGTAGTTATTGGGTCACAGAATCCACCTGCAGGACAACTTTTAGCAGAAGGAAGCACAGTAACAATCAAACTGTATAACTTTGTTCAACCTACCACCACAGTGCCTAACTTAGATAACCTATTAATTTCTGCTGCCAATACAGCAATTACAAATGCCAATCTTGTTGTGAGCACAAACATTGGAACAGATGAAACCTATGACACAAACCTTATAGGTAGAGTTATTAATGGCAGTCAGTATCCAACAGCAGGTTCTACTGTAGATACAGGCACTGAAGTTACTTATGACAAATGGGTTCAAAAGGCCTTTGCAACAGTACCTAATATTGTTGGGTTATTTGATAGCCAGGTATTCACTACATTGAATGCAGCAAATCTTAATATTGGTACAAGAACTGTAGTAGCCACCTCTGTTGCATCCAATGACGAAAAAGTTAAAAGTCAGTTCCCCGCACAAGGTACTCAGGTTCAGCAAGATTCAAATGTTAATTATGAAGTGTGGGATTACTCATTACGAGTTGTGCCTAATCTAAATGGCCTTACCCAACAACAGGCTTCGGATTCCCTTATCAATGCTGGTCTTTATGTTGGAACCATTTTCAATCAAGAAACCACAGTTGTTTCAGATGAAGGTAAAGTAAAGAGCAATAGCCAAAGCCATCCTGCGGGGACTGAAGTTAATGCGGGTACATCAATCAATTTCACTGTATGGGTACCTAATACAACTACTACAGTTCCTAATGTTGTTAACTTAGTGGGCCTAAGCACCATACAAAACACAATCACAGCAGCAGAATTAAATACCAGTTTAAGAAATATAACCTATACAAGAGATTCAAGCCTATTTAATAAGTGCTATGCACAGAGTCCCACAGCAGGAAATGTAGTAAATATTAACTCAACTGTTTATGTTGATTTATATTTGCAGGAACCTACATATACAGTTCCAAGCATTATAGGACTTACGCCAAGCACAGGTGCTATTAACAGTTACTTCACATGGGGAAGTAATACATTAGCCAATACTTCTACTGAGTCCACTTCCAACTTTGGCAAGGTAGCAACACAAAGTCCTTCAGCAGGTACTTCCTCATATTCAGGTTCTATCAATTATGGGATATATGTAGATGGCAGACCTACTGTTCCCAATGTTGTAGGACAGACAGAAGCAACTGCAAAATCTAATATCAATGCTGTTGGGTTAAATTGGTCTGTTACCTATCAGAACCAAACATTTAATGGTCAGGCCACAGCAGGTACAGTGGCATCTCAGAGTCCTGCTTCAGGGACAAGACTTGCTTCAGGTTCAACAGTTTCTATTGTGGTTTGGAATGCCTACCAAGCACAGCCTGTAACAAGAAGTGCTGTTGTATATGTAGGAGACAACGCATTTTCAGGATGGGATAAGAATGGAGTATTTACTTCATATACATCTGGAGATTTAGATTGGAAAAACCAGGCTTCTTGGAGAAATGTTGAATTAACAACTGGAACTGGAAACACAAGAGCCACTTCCACCTGGCAAAGAATGCAAGCGTGGGTAGGAAGACTTGATGCCACAAATGGTAAACAGGCTTACATGGCTCAATTTGATAAAGGGGCTGTAGATTCAAGAATAAAGGCTTCCATCACAGGTGGTGCTACATACTCTGTAGGAAACATTGACATTGTTTTCCAAGTCAACTCCACTTCAGGGGGCACAAGCAAAGATTGGTATTTCCATTATTGGAACTCAACAACCTTCCCAAGTACAGCAAGAGAGAATTCCACAAACTGGTTTATTGATACACAGTTAATATCTACAAACATTAACCCTGGTGATGTTATGAGT